TGCCGCTTTTGAGGCTGGAGTGAAAAAATCAAACGAGGAGGAGCAAGATGGCGCACGAGCTGCGTAATCTTCCGCATATCGCCAGTATGGCCTTTAATGAGCCACTTATGCTTGAACCCGCTTACGCGCGGGTTTTCTTTTGTGCACTGGCTGGCCAGCTGGGCATCACCCGGCTGACAGATACCGTCTCTGGCATCACGCTTGACGCCGGACAAATAGCCGAACCGCTGGCGCTGTTTGGTGAAGATGATGACATGGATTCCCGACCATCGCGCACCTATCAGGTGGCAAATGGTATCGCGGTATTGCCGGTTTCCGGCACGCTGGTGAGTAAAACCCGTGCGCTGCAGCCTTATTCCGGCATGACGGGTTACAACGGAATTATCGCCCGCCTGCAGCAGGCTATCAGTGATCCCGGCGTCGACGGCATTCTGCTGGATATGGATACGCCGGGGGGAATGGTGTCCGGGGCGTTTGACTGCGCCGACATTATAGCCCGTATGCGCGATATCAAACCCATCTGGGCGCTGGCCAATGACATGAACTGCAGTGCAGGACAGCTTATTGCCAGTTCAGCATCGCGACGGCTGGTTACGCAAACGGCCAGAACTGGCTCCATCGGGGTCATGATGGCGCATAGCAACTATGGTGCTGCGCTCAAAACTAACGGCGTTGAGGTCACGCTGATTTACAGCGGCGATCACAAGGTCGACGGCAACCCTTACGAAAAACTTCCGGAAGATGTGCGTGCTGATTTCCAGACACGTATCGATGCCACTCGTCAGATGTTTGCCGAAAAGGTTTCCGCTTATACCGGCATGTCCGTTCAGGACGTTCTTGACACCGAAGCGGCAGTATTCTCCGGCCAGGAGTCAGTGGACAACGGGCTGGCGGATGAACTTGTAAACAATACCGATGCGCTCGGCGTGATGCGCGAAGCACTCGACAGACGCAAAAAAACAACCATTGGAGGAACTATGCCATCACCTTCTGCATCTGCAGCGACCAACAATCCAGCCGACCAGGCATCTACTCAGACTACTACTTCAGCTGAACAGCTCACTGACGCTGACACGACCACTGCTGCCATAGCGGCCCCTGCAGACGTCAGTGCGCAGGTCTCTGCAGCAGTAGCTGCAGAGAATAGCCGCATCATGGGCATCCTGAACTGCGACGAGGCGAAAGGGCGTGAGTCACAGGCGCGTGCACTGGCCGAAACGCCGGGTATGACGGTAGAGAGCGCACAGCGCATTCTGGCTGCCGCACCGCAAAGTGCCCAGGCGCGGACCGACACGGCGCTGGATCGTTTGATGGAAACAGCACCAGGCGCACTCGCAGCAGGCAGCGCATCTGCCGATGCCGCTGACGATTTGTTAAACACCCCCGTTTAAGAGGCTATCATGGCAATTACCGAAGTTTTCACACATAACCAGCCGCTCGGTAACAGCGACCCGGCGCACACTGCGTATGGTCCTGGCGAACTAACGGCTTCCACCCCAGCCATGACACCGCTCATGCTGGATGCTACTTCTGGCAAGCTGACCGTATGGGACGGCGCTAACGCCGGCGCGGCAACAGGCATCCTGGCAGTGACAGCTGACCAGAACAGCGCAGAGCTGGCGTATTACAAATCCGGCTCTTTCCGTATTGAAGACGTCCTCTGGCCAGCTGCCGTCACCGACGAAAATATCAAGCGTAACGCGTTCGCCGGAACTGCTATCAGTATTGTTTAATCCGCGTTTTTACAACCATCATCATTCATAAAAGCCGCCTGTGCGGCTTTTTTACGGGAAAAATCTATGTCTGTTTATACAACTGCCCAGCTGCTGGCGGTCAATGAGAAGAAATTCAAATTCGATCCGCTCTTCCTGCGCATCTTTTTCCGCGAAACCTATCCCTTCAGTACAGAGAAGGTTTACCTGTCGCAAATTCCTGGCCTGGTCAATATGGCGCTGTACGTTTCGCCGATTGTCTCCGGCAAAGTGATCCGCTCACGTGGCGGCAGCACATCTGAATTCACGCCGGGTTATGTGAAGCCGAAACACGAAGTCAACCCACTGATGACCCTTCGCCGTCTGCCTGATGAGGACCCTCAGAATCTCGCTGACCCGGTCTATCGCCGTCGCCGTATCATCCTCCAGAACATGAAGGATGAAGAGCTTGCTATTGCGCAGGTGGAAGAGAAACAGGCTGTTTCGGCAGTGCTCAGCGGTAAATACACCATGACCGGTGATGCGTTTGAACCTGTAGAAGTGGATATGGGCCGCAGTGCTGGTAACAACATTGTCCAGGCCGGTGCGGCAGCGTGGTCCACCCGAGACAAAGAAACGTATGACCCGACCGATGACATTGAAGCCTACGCGCTCAACGCCAGCGGTGTGGTCAACATCATTGTGTTCGATCCAAAGGGCTGGGCGTTGTTCCGTTCCTTCAAGGCTGTAGAGAAGAAACTGGACACGCGTCGTGGTTCTAACTCTGAGCTGGAAACCGCCGTGAAAGATCTGGGTATGGCTGTTTCATACAAGGGGATGTATGGCGATGTGGCCATCGTGGTGTACTCCGGCCAGTACGTCGAAAACGATGTCAAAAAGAACTATCTGCCGGACCTGACAATGGTGCTGGGGAATACCCAGGCTCGCGGCCTGCGTACATATGGTTGCATTCTTGATGCTGATGCCCAGCGCGAAGGTATCAATGCCTCGACACGCTACCCGAAAAACTGGGTGCAGTCGGGCGATCCGGCGCGTGAATTCACTATGATTCAGTCAGCTCCGCTGATGCTACTGCCGGACCCTGACGCATTCGTGTCCGTCAAGCTGGCATAACTCC